AGTTTTCAGTTTCATCAGAAGCAATCGTTCGCGACGACGCCTCATTCATCAATGGTCGCAAGATCACCATCAAGGACGTTCTCGTTTACGAGGGCCGCGCTATCTACACGATTGAGTATCGCGCCTCAAAGACTGGCACATGGACGAGCGCGGCTCGTGAGGATCAACTTGAGGCTGCAAGCTAACAGCCTCACCAAACCACGGAGGATAAAATGACCAATTCACTCGACATTCCGACCTTTCTCTTGAGAGGCCACCCCGACTGTATCGTTAAAGCCGCCACAAGCCTCACTGAGCAAGCGCAAAGCGTTGAGGTGTCACCTAGTAAGCCCCGCATGACAGCGGCGTCTAAAAGCCGCCTAGCGGCCAGTATCATTACCCATGTTCAAAAAGGGCATGATACCTTTGGCAAACTTCGAAAGGTCTTACCCACATCCCAAGACCGTGAGATCAAGTCGGCTATCCGCTATGCTATGAAATGGATGCCCATGCTTGAGCGGCGTGGGACTATGCGAAAGCCGCAGATGGTTCGTTACCAAGCACGACTTACTCTGACGGGTAGAACCTATTCCGTGATTAAGTACACTGCCAAAGGGGGACAGTAAAATGGGGAGCAAGTGCGCTGTATGCGATGAGCGTAACGCAACGATCTTTGACGCAGAGGCAGATGATATGTATTGCGGTGGCTGTTATGAGCAAAAGCGGTATGAGGAGGATGTCTGTTATTGTTGTGAGTATTCTACTTGCTTGCCGTGTATTGAAAAAGGAAAGTCGCCATGCTGATCGCAATCAAACTGTTCTTTGGAACAATCGGCTTTGTGTTGGTCTGTTCCTTACCGATCATGATGATCTGGTGAAATCGGGCGTCAGGCGCACCTTGGCGTCTGGCCTCATTTGTCTTTGCTCTATGACGCTTCTTAAATCAAGTTCAGCGTTATCCTTTTCTTCAATGCTGAACCCTAGCGCAAAAAATTCAAACTCCTCCATTTGTTCCTCACTTAAATCACCACCTGTTTTGAAAACTAACTCGCTTGCCTTATCGAAGAATATCGTCATTTGCATCCTTTCCATCCAAAATGTTTTCCATCATCGTTATAAACTTCGGGTCCACCCTATCTCTATGACCCTTCCAATAGTTGGCATTGTTCTCTGCGAACCATTCCGCGCCGTTGTAATTGCCATAAGTTGACCAAGTTTCTTTAGCCACGCTTGGGTCTTTGAGCTTTCCACTCCTGCCCCCGCCGTACAAAATCCGCTCTGTCCTTGCACTTTCAAGCCAGCTATCCAATGGGCGTGATGTCTGCGTCCACAAAGGCTCTTGTCCTGCCCTGTCTCTTGCAGAGCCAGCAAACGAACTTTTTGCAGTCATTTTGTATGTTTGGTGTATCTGGTGACCCACTTCATGGTACATAGTGTGGCGAACACGATCTAATGGATCAGCCAAATAGTCTTTTGAACTGAATGGTCTTTCATTAATAGGCTTTGATGGATTCCAGTCAGAAACGGGCATTGACGAGTCTTCAGGAGCCAGCAATCGATCTCGTTCGTTCCTATTTTTAACAATTTTTGTATAAAGTCGCTTGTTCTTCTTGCCTAGTTTTTCATATTCAAGGCGGCGTTCCCTTTGAAAATCAAAATACTCATCCAAGCTGGAAAAATCTGATCTCTTGTTGTCATTTATTTCATTGAATAGTACCGTCATTCTATCCTTGTTTTTTTGGTATTCATCCACCGTCGGCTGTATGTCATCAGCTAATTTCTGAACTAACCTTTGCTTTTCAACAGGTGACATTCCAAATTCTTTGCCTAATCTCTTGCCAACCAGAAAATTTACATAATCTGGATTGATAGACAAAATGCCATCACCCATTGCCATGTTGTGCCTTTTAGATGGCTTAACCACAATTCCTCTTATTCGTGGAAGATTAACCTGATCTGTTATCTGATCTATCTCCCTTTTTAGAGCCAATATGACCGTTGCTGATTCATCTGTGATTAACCGCCCCATAGTTGCCTTTCCAAATTCTTGGGGCTTATGTCCTCTGTAATGGGTAACACTTCTGTTGAGATACCTTGGATCAGCGTTAGCTTCAGCCAGTTCTTGGGTAAGCGTTTTCTCGACCTCTTTTTTGCTGATAATTTTCAAAGCCGCCAAATCTGTTGGCTGTATAGGTGCGTCCCTATTTCTTTCGGGCAAAGGCTCCTTTATCGGCTTCTGAGGCACTGGGGTATCCTCATCAACAAACACATCATCCTCTGGCGTCACATAAATAGTTATACACCTACAATTAATCACGTTTGCCGCACCACCAAGGATATCACCCGTGTACCTCATAGCGACGCCACCCACAATGAAGTCCTCATCAAGATCAATCTCTGTGCCATTGGCGGCAAGATGAGTTGATCTAGTCCGCGCATCAGCGGTGGCTACCCATCGTTTCTTTTGGTTAGGTATTTGTAGGCTGGCGTTTACCTCATGATTGGCATATGAAGCCGCGCTATGGGTTTCTGTTCTGGCAATCGTTGCAGATCTAAACTTGCTGAATGTGCCTCTCTGGCTTTCAAATATGTTCCTTGCAATAACAGCATTGCCAAGACCTTCCTTTTCACCAGCTAATATCACTCGCCGTATTTGTTGCATGGTGGTGTTGCTTACTTGCGTCACCCTGACTGC